CACGTAAAGTTGCTTTATGGATCTGAGCAGAAAGTTGGTTAATCTTTGTCATAAGAGTTTGGTTCCAGTCTTTCTGAGTGTAGTTTGTTGAGAAACCTGCTTGACGGCGCCAGCCATTGTAATCCCATTTGATTGTCCATGGAGATGCTTTACGCAAGTCACGGAGGATTTCACGGTCGATTTCAGCAGCAATTTGCTCTGAAAGGATAGCAGTTAATTCTGCTTCAGCGTCGATGTTGTGGAATGCAGCAACGTCTTGTGCTAATTCTGGAGACCAGGTTGCACGAAGTTTTCTTTCTTCAACAGAAACTGTTACGTCTGTAAGTTTGAATGAAACTTCACCGATTTCAGTTTCAAGTTCAAGGCTGTCGTATTCTGCCCAAACAGCTAAGAATGTGTCATTAACGTCACCGATTGCCTCTGCGTCAACACCAATGTAACCGTCAATAGTTTTACCCATTTGTACAGTTGGTTTTGTTAAGTCGATTTCAAGTAAGATTTCGCCTTTAGCATTGCAGATGCTATCGTATTGAACCATTGCACGACCATATTGTTGTGTTACAACGCGGAAGTGAACTGGTTCTAACTCCTTGAATGAAGTTGTTGTTGTTTCACCTGAACCTGCTACGATTTCAGTTTTAGTAACGATTTTCAATGATGCCAAGAAAGCCTCAGTGTCCATTTCGTTACCGTCAGGACCGATAAGTCTACCAGCGTTTACTGGGCTGAAACCTGATAATTTAACTTTGATACTACGAACAGTACCATCAAATGCCAATGGTCTTTGGTGTTTAGCGTCAATGTCAATTTCAGAACCGTCAAATGCAATACCTGCGATTTCCTTTAATTCACCTGCTCTTAGATGGATTTGGCCTTTTGACTGGTCGAACAAACCATCGTTATAAAACATATCGTAAAGAGATTTCTTGAAGTACTCTGTTACTTTTGGTAAAATATTACCGTCAGCGTCTACAGTTTGAGGACCAACTACTTCGTCTGGTAAGTAGTAACGGTTTTGTTTTTTTGCACCAGTATAATTACCTTCTGCATCTTCGTTCCAGTCGTTACGGTTAGTTCTTGTATAACCCATCAAACCAACGTGTTTACCTGTTACAGTTTGTCCGCTGTTCATCAAAGCGTTAAGTGCTTGTGCGATGTCGTCGAAATCCCATTGTCTTTCGCTAGTAACAGGAAGGATGAAGAACAATTTACCGATAGGCATGTTCATTGCTTGAACAGATACGATGTCATTAGCCAATAGACGTGAGAATACACGACGTACTAATGGGAATACAACTGTTTCGAATGAACCACTGTTTTGTGCGTCAGTTGATTCTGAAAGCATCATTTGAGCTTCATTTTCGAAAAGAGTTGCCATGTTATCTTCCATATAACCCTCTAAACCTCTAGTAAAACCAAGGTTACTCCAACGTTCTCTGATAAGTTCGCGAGCCTGTTTTTGTTGTTGAAGCGCTGCTTCACCTAAATGATTTTCTAATAAGAATTGTGATTGCATAATTGTTTATTGTTTTTTAATTTAATAATTATTCTTTTTTATACTTGTCTTTTTGTCTGGAGTCCGCCTAATCTATTCATTAAATCAAGTCCCTTATTTCCATTAGCATTCATTTGCTGGATTGAACCTCTCTTATTGTAACCGCCAAGATTTTCCATTCTTTCCATTAAAGAAATGCACTTATTGTTAGCACTTGTTTGATAGAATGTAGTTTCGTTGATTTGTCTTGAAGACTCTGCTGAAATTTGTTCGTTTAGAACGTTTGCAGCATCACTCTTATGACTTTCGTTCAATTCACGTTTGATTGATTCAAATAGAATTGCACCTTCTTTAACTGTGGTAACTTTACTGAAACGTTCAATGATTGATTGTTTCTCAGCCTTTGTAGTACTTTCGTTAACTAACAAAGCAACAATTTTACCATAGTTCATGTTAAGAGTTGCAGCCTCCATAAGACTCTTTCTTAACTTACCTGCTAAGGCTTTAATTTGTTTATTTTCTGCTTGAATGGCTTTTGCTGCTTCAAGGATTTTTAATGCTTTTGCCTCGTCTAACTGTTTACCACCATTATGAACTAATTTTGCAACTTGGCGTGCGTTGTTAGCACGTGGTTCAGATGTTGGAGTGTGTGTTTCTTTTGCTACTGATTGACTTGATGTGCTCATAGCACCTTCTTCAAGTTCTTTT